ATTAAACAATTGCTGCGTAGCATGTAAGTCATGTGACAAATACTCAGACAACTCTGCGTGTGGTATGTCACGAGTAGACAAGCCTTGCTTGAAGTATTCTTTGAGTGTGTCTTGTTTCTTAGTGTCAAGCTCATAGCGTTCTGCACATGCCTCAAGTGACAGTGCTTCCTTCTGCCCACGCTGAAGTACGTACTCGCCTAACATGGTATCAAAGATGTCACCGTCATAAGTAAAGCCTGACTCCCACAACCATACAAGATCGTGAGGGGCATTATGTGCAACCAACAGGCGGGTAGAGTCCAGTGCATCCTGAACAATACGCCGCCCATCTGTGGTAGGTTGTTGCTCTGCGTGATCAAACGTTACAATCGTTTCATTCATGTGATCATCTAGCATACCCACCATTACAAGTGTGTTGTCTGGCTCAAACGGATCAAGGTGCATCTTGCCGTTGCGTTTAGTTACTGTGTTTTCTACGTCAAGGGTCAGTATCATGTTGTCTCCTACTTTATATCTCCATCGTGCCAATCGTCCCATGTATCTTGTTCCACATTGTACAGGCTGTCAAGGTGCTCGTGAAACTTTTTATCTTCTGCATATGTATCTATAGCATTTATGCACTCTTCTAGTGTTAAGTTGTTGCGGATCATTGCGTTATGTAAACGTATCTCACATATTGATTTAGATGTAGTCATATTAATAAGTTTCCTTTCAGTTGCACGTTCTCTTTCTTCTTGTGTCATAGGTCTAATCATATTACTCTTCCTTTAAACAGAAGCCGCACATGTCACTCAGCGCTGGGCCACCACAACTTACACAGGTCTGCCACTTCTCACCTTCTAAGCCTCTCTTTACTAAGGTCACAAAGCCTAAGTCAAAGATAGCCATGAATGTCTCAGGGTCACACTCTACTTGTAGTGTGGCACTACCATCCTCGTGTTCTTCTATATCAGTTATTTTTATTTCACTCATCATTCGTTCTCCCTCAATGCCATCCATGATACAGGAAATAGTTTAGCCATCTCTGTGTCAATGTGTCCAGCTACAACCTGTGTCTCGTACTGTGTGTCAGGCTTACAGCGTAGGTTACACATGTCAGCAAATGCATCTAAGCTACCTGACCAGTACCACTCAGTGACCATGCTCTGTGGCAGTACCATACGTGCTTGCTCAGGTGCTACACCCTGTTCCAGTAGGTAGTTATATGTCTCTAGACTGTAGACATTTATCTCAGTCGGGTGGTAGGCTTGCCGCATTTGGTGATCCTCATAGAGTGTAACGACACCCTCACTACCCTGTTTAGCATCTACGCTACGTCCACGCCACTCTGTTGGCTGATAGAACTCAGGCTCACTGTCCACATACCTACGACTAATCTCATTCCAGCGTAGGAACTTATGCTTTACTAGCTGACGTGCTACAAACACAGGTGCCTTGATATGAAAGCTGGCAAAGCAATGCCCAAAGGGGCTGATGTGTTTATGCTCTGCAAGATAACGGATTAGCTTGGCGTCTTTGTCTTTCAACTTAGGTGGACCCCATACGTCACTCGTATCCATCTCACTGCGCTTACCAAAGCTCACTCGTGCTGCATTAGCCACAGATAAATCTGTACCCATGTGATCTACGTAAAATGTTTGTATCATGTTATATTCCTTTATGTTTTTTTAAGTATACTACTGCCGCCTCAACCCTGTCTAGCCTGTCATTGAAAGCTCCTAAGCCAACGTTGCAATGATGGCACACCCAACCACGAAATGTTTCTGTGTCATGGCAGTGATCAATCACCCAAGTCTGCAATCTTTTCTGACCCTTTCTACCTATCTCCCGTATGTCACGGTTACATATAGGACATGTGTAATCTTCTTCAGGGTAGGGATGTAATGAACGTAAATGTTTAATCAGATTGGATTGATTACGTGCACAAGATCGACACTTTCTTTTTATTTCTCCAGATAGCATGTGTTGAAAGTTGTTTATGGGTTGAACTATTCCGCAGTTGTTACACTCTAAACCATCATTAATTTTTTGTACCTCAAAATTAAATAGTTCTAGTTGGTTCACGATACATACCTCTCATATAAGTAAATGTCTTGCTTTTCTCCCCATTCTTCCCATGTTTCATATCTTAAAGGATATTCATTATCTGCATCATATATGTAATCGTGCAAATACTTCATAGCTTTTTCGGGTGTTTCAAAAAATTCAGTGGTCACTCTTTCTACGGGGTTGTCATATTCTGGCTCCCACACATCATAAGGAATAATTAATACATATTTCATTATCCAATCGCTCATGATACATACCTCGCTATCTTGTATTCAAGATCTGTGTGAACAATACCGTGCCACCCAGATAGTTTGTTCTTTACCACATTGATGTGGCGTTGGTTGTCTTCTTCCTCTTGACCCTCAACTGTAGGGTTCTTAGAAATCATAATCATAAGGTCAGCTTCTGCTGCCTTACCTGTACGTGAGCCTTCCATCATGGCTTGGTTGAGCACAACCTTACCTTCTGCTTCTGCAGATAGCTGAGACATGTAGAACATGGCACACTCTTGCTGCTTGGCAATTTGTCGTGCTTGTATGGCGTTGGCCTTGAGTGCCTCATCAGGACGTGAGAAACCAGCAGTACGAGCAAACTTGTCACCCATGTCTAGGATAACTACGTCAGGTTTGTATGACTTGCACACAGACTCAACCCAATTCATGTCACGTCCTGTTGCATCCTTGAACATAATCTTGTCACGTATCTGACCAAAGATACGCATTGCTTCCTGTTTGTTCTTCACGATCTCAAACTTGTCCATGCCTGTAGCTGCCGTGATGTAACGGTGAGCTACACGATGGTAGCCTTCTTCATTACACAACACAACAACACGTGCACCCTGCCATGCAAATCCATTAGGACCAGCCACAAGTGAGGCATGAAAGGATGTCTTACCTGTGTTAGGACGTGCACCTACCTCAATCAAGTGACCAGCATTGATGCCCTCAACCTTACGTGTCAACGTGGGTATGTTAAATGTCCACTGTGACTCAAGGTCAGTCATTGCAAGGATAGTATCAAGGTCAATGTCTTCCCAATCAATACGTAGGTTGGGTGTGAAGTCATCACCATACTGCTCAAGCATCTGACGTAATGGCTCAAGTGTAGACTTGCTACCATTTACATAGTCAAAGCCAAGGTTAGCAATGTCCTCACCAATCACCTGCTGGAACAGCTTAGACAGCACCTCTTGGGCTACGTCACTGCCCATTGGTTGCTCCTTACTTACCTGCCCAAACAGGTGGCTGTATGCAGTTTTCTGTGCGGTTGTGAGAGTAGGATTGTTCGCCATGAACAGTGCCTCAATCTCCGCTGGTGTAACTGTACGCTCATAACGATCCATAGCAGTGTCAATAGACTGCTTGATCTTACGTACATCTTTACTGAATAGTCTGTCAGGACAACGTGCACCACGATGCTCGTCATAAAAGTCTTTGTCCATCAGACTACGTATCAATGATAATTCCATTATGTGTCTCCTAGTGTTGTAAGGTTTTCAAAGTCGGTAGGGTTACGGTATTTCAAATCGTCACGCAAGTACAGGATCTTGATTGTATCCACATACTGGCGCAACTCTCGTGCAAACTGCAGTGTCTTAGGTAAAGCATCGGGGTCTAATGCAATTATTGCTGTTGAGAACTGCGACAAGTACCTCTTGTGTCCAGTGGACAATGATGTACCCAACACTGCGACCCCGACATATACACCACCATCACCTACAATAGCAGCACTTACGCAGTCCTCAACAACTACAGCCGTTTTACCACGTCCAGAAGCGTATGGCAAGTCACTTTTACCATATCTTTTCCACTTAGGTATACGCTTACCTAGTGATCTGCCTGTGGCATCGACTGTAATTCCATTGTGTACAACAGGGAACACCACACGATGTTCTTTAACGTCATACAACAAGCCTAAATCTTGTGGGTCTAGCTCCCACTGGTCACAGAAGTCTTTGATCTTTGCATCATCACGCACAAACCATTCTGGTTTTGAAAATGTTGATACATGTGTCTCTTCTGCAACACTACCCAATGACTTGCGTATGTCATCGGCAGTCAGTTGAGTACGTGTGCCACCTGACACACTGCACCCAGCTTTGTAACAGTTCCATATGATCTTACCCATATTATTAGTAATAGTAAATGTATTCTTAGTATTACATGATGGACATGTCATACGTTTAGTCTGACCATTTACTAATGCTAGATCATCTATAATATTTTGTATATTCATACTGTATCACTTTCTATGTTGTTCGCTCCACTCAAGGATACAGATACGTTTCTCTGTGTCAAGGCACTATTTGCACTAATGTACGTATGCTTCATGTATGGTTTCACAGAAGACACATGATTGTGTCCTGTGACTGCCATAACTTGGGGCAATGGTACACCAGCATCTACCATCTGTGTTACACCTGTCCTACGTAAGTCCATAAGACGTAACTCTTCGGGTAGTTTAGCTAAACGCATTACCCGTCTACCCACTTTGGATAGTCTCTCCATAGCATAAGGGTTATACGAACCATCCGTAGGTCTAGGATGTGGGGCAACATAGTCTTGAAAGCCAAAGTCTTTACGCTGTTCGTTTAACATGTGTAATAGATCCTCTGATATTGGTAGTTCTACATCAGCCCTACGCTTACTCTGTTCCAGTGACAGTTTCTGTGTACGAAAGTCAATGTTATCCCACGTCAACATACGCATGTCACCTAGTCGCTGACACCACTCGTATGCCATCTGTACAATCAGACCAATGTTACGATACTCAAAGTCACTATATGCTACGTCAAGAAACTTAACAACATCGTCATGTGTCCACACTATTTTACGCTGTTGTGGTGACTTACGCTTGATGTTTGCCCAAGGATTGTACGTAGTATGCTCCATCTGTATCGCATAGTTGTACACCCTACTGGCACATGTTGCCGCATGATTAGCGAAACTGATGCCACGTTTCACCCACTCTTCATATGCTTGCTTTGCAACTTTAGAGGTAACGTGTTCATACTTACGCCATCCCATAGTCTGGTGCAGCACAGTTAGAAAGTACCTGTAGTCAACCTTAGTCGAGTGACGTAAAGCATTGAAATCATTAGACATATAGTAATAGTTAATCAGATCTGTGACCTTGCTGCTAGACTTTATTCGTACAATCTGTGATTGTTCTTCACGCCA